CCCGACGCGGCTGCAATCGCGTTGAAGATTTTATATGACCAGTACGGCCTCTGCGCGGGCCGTGTGTTTGAACTGATACACCGCTTACAGGGAGATGAAGATGGAGGCAATTGAGCTGCGGGATGTGATCAGCCTGGTGGCTGTCGTGCTCACGTTGATCGGGGGCTACTGGGCGCTGGCCAAGTATGTAGGACGGCTCTTTACACAGCAGCTCGATAGCAAGTTCGAGGCGCTGAATCAACGATTGAACCGAATCGAAGAAAGCGAGCAACGCAACCATCACGCCGTGACCAAGGTGGAACGTGACCTGATGGAGCTGCGGGCTCAGCTGCCCGAAAAGTACGTGCGCAATGAAGACTACATTCGGGGGCAAAGCCGTTTGGAAGCAAAGCTGGACAGTCTGGCTAGCAGGCTGCAAACCACACCGTTGCATGGGCTGGTAGGAGGTCAAAATGCAGCAAATTGATATGGAACGTGTACGCCGTGAGTCCATGCGCTGGCTGATTCTGCTGACGCTGAACAACGCCCGTCCGATCGGTGCCTTCGAGCATCTGGTGCTGTCGGTGGTACGCAGTGAATACCCGGATGCCACACCGCTGGAGCTGCGTAAAGAGATCGATTACCTGTTCGATCGCAAAATGGTTGATGTCGACAAGAAACCGGACGGCCGCTGGCATTGCGACCTGACCAGCCTCGGCACCGATATCGCCGAATACACGGTCGACTGCCGCCCAGGCATCGCCCGCCCTGAGAAGTACTGGTGAGGTGCGCAGGATGAGTGAGCACGACGAATCCATGCCGTTGATCGCTCGACCGGGGCGCTCATCCATCGCGCGCCTGCCCGACGAAGTGAAGCGCCATATTGAGCAGCGTCTGGTCGAAGACCGCATGACACTGGATGAACTGATCGCTGACCTGCAGGGCCGGTTTCCAGAACATGCCGAAGAGTTACCCAGCCGAAGCGCTGTGCACCGTTACGGCCAGAAGCTGGAGAAGCGCTTATCCGCCATTCGGGCCAGCACTGAAGCGGCCAAGATCATCCGCGCCCATGCCGGTGACCGGGAAGACGCCCGTTCTGAGGCACTGACGGCCATGATCCAGTCTGAGCTGTTCGAATCGATCATGTCCCTGCAAGAAGCTGACGCTAAAGAGGTCGATATCGCGCAGCGGATCGGCCTGCTGTCGGATGCGGCCAAAAACATCGCCACCCTGACACGCTCAAGTGTGACGCTGAAGAAGTACCAGGAAGATATTGCAGCTCAGGCACGCAGAGAAGCTTTGGAAGAAGCGGCTAAGCGTGTTGACTCTGCCGCCCAGGCCCGTGGACTCACAGCTGAAGATGCCAAGTTCTGGCGTGAACAAGTTCTGATGGGGATGTAATGATGGGAGTTCCCGCACCTCTACCTGATACAGAGCGCCTGATCGATTGGGACGAACTACCCGATAGCGTTAAAAGCATCCCTGCCGACTTCAACCCACTAGCCGAAGGTGTCTTGATGAAGCACCAGTCGGAATGGATTCAGATGCAGCAGGGTTTGGATATCGCTGTAGGTGAAAAAGGCCGCCGAACTGGTATTACCTTCGCGCAAGCCCTAACCGATACCATTACGGCAGCAACTGCTAAAGAGGCAGGTGGCGACAATATCTGGTACATGGCGGATACCCGTGAAAAAGGGCTTGAGTTCATCGGTTACACCGGCAAGTTCGCGCAGATCATTGCACGGGGCCAGGCGACACATATAGAACAGCACATCTTCGAAGATCAGCTGCCGGATGGTTCTAGCCGCCAGATCCAGGCGTTTCGTGTGCGCTTTGCCAGCGGCTTTCGTGTTACCGCACTGTCGTCACGCCCTGAGAATATTCATGGCCTGCAGGGCAAGGTCAGGATCGATGAGGCTGCGCTGCATAAAAACGTCTCTCATGTTCTTGAATCAGCAACGGCACTATTGATCTGGGGTGGAAGCATCGTTGTGTGGTCTACCCACCGAGGCAAGAAAAACCCGTTCAACCAGCTGGTTCAAGATGTACGGGCTGGCCGTTACGGGAAAAAAGCAGCGGTGAAACGGATGACCTTTGATGATGCGGTTGCTAATGGCTTGTATGAGCGTGTCTGCTACATGGCGGGTAAAGAAGCAACGACAGAGGGCAAACGTAGCTGGTACGAAGCGATCCGCTCAGCTTATGGCCCACGCAAGGCAGCCATGCGTGAAGAGCTTGATGTAATTCCTCGTGATGGGGATGGTTCTGCTATTCCTGGTGTGTGGATTGAACGGGCCATGCCCGAGGTTAGGCCAATATTACGCATTGTATTCGATGACGACTTCCCAAATCGGCCAGAACAGGAACGTGAATCATGGTGCGCTGCGTGGATACAAAAACACCTAGTGCCAGCCATCCAAACAGCATCTGAGGGATTCACTGGACGCTGGGCAATAGGAATGGACTTTGCTCGCCACCGTCATTTTTCTTCTATTCGACCCGCACGAATTACCCAGACTCTGCATCGTGATTTGCCATTTGAGATTGAGCTTGCCAATGCCCCGACTCGACAACAGGAGCAAATCCTATGGGCTTTGCTGGATTTGCTCAGTAACTGGACCTTTGCTGGCGACGCAACAGGCCCAGGTCAGACACTGATGGAGTACACCGGCGATCGATATGGGCGTGCCATATTGGATCAGAAGACAGGGCGGTATTTAGGTGGCCCGGTACACGAGGTCACCCTTTCCCGTTCTTGGTACGGCGAATGGATGGGGAAATACATATCCCTGTTTGAAGACGGCTTTATCACAATGCCTCGCGATATCTCAATCGAAGATGACCACAGGGCTGTTGAGTTTATTGATGGCATACCAATGGTTCCTAGATTGGAACGAAGAGATCTGAAAGATGCAGAGTTGATACGCCATGGTGATAGTGCCATTGCTGGAGCCTTAATGAACTTCGCCGCCCTGAACCACAACCATATTGAAATTGAATTCCAGTCCACTGGCCGCCGCGTGTCCCTTAATGACGATAACTTCAACCGTGGCGTGATCGTCACCGATACCGGCTTCGGCACTATCGGTGGCGGCAACGACTTCGGAGGATTCTGATATGCAGCAGACAAAGAGCGGCCTCTACCTGCCGGCCAGTTTTGCCGATACAGCACGGCGCAGCGCCCGCCCTGAAATGCGCGAAATTGCGACCACTTTTGATGGCAGGGATATCACAAGGGGTTACGTTGACCCCATGCAGATACAACCAACCTCTGATTCAATCCTGCGACTGAGAGGCGCCGGTGATTATGAGATCTATCGCCAGGTGCTGCGTGATGACCAGGTTGCAGGCGTGTTCCAGCAGCGTCAGTTGGCCATTACCAGTAAGGAATGGGGTGTTGAGCCCGGAGGCAAGACCAAGCGTGACCAGGCGGCAGCGGACTTCCTGACGGAGCAACTGAATCATATTGGCTGGGACCGCGTCACCGGTAAGATGATGTTCGGGGTGTTCTATGGCTTTGCTGTGGCAGAAGCTCTTTGGGCACGCGATGGCCGGTTCATTACCCTGGATGCCATCAAGGTGCGCGATCGCCAGCGCTTCGGCTTTGATGGTGCCATGCGGCTGCGCATGAAGACCTACAGCAACCCGGAAGGCGAGCTGCTGCCCGATCGCAAGTTCTGGGCTTTCAGCACAGGCGCCGACCATGACGATGAACCCTATGGTCTGGGGTTGGCCCATTGGCTGTACTGGCCGGTGTTGTTCAAGCGTAACGGCATCAAGTTCTGGCTGATCTTTCTGGAGAAATTCGGCCAGCCAACCGCCAAAGGGACCTATGGCAGCAACGCACTCCCCGAGGAAAAGAACCGGCTGCTGCAGGCGCTTTCCGCCATCAATACCGACTCTGGCCTGATCGTGCCTGAGGGCATGCAGATTGAGCTGCTGGAAGCGGCCCGCAGCGGGTCTGCGGATTATGTGTCACTGGTGGACCGTATGGATCGCGCCATTGCCAAGGTCGTCATGGGTCAGGTGGCCAGTTCAGAAGGTACGCCGGGCCGGTTGGGCAATGATGACCTGCAAGGTGATGTGCGTGATGACCTGGTTAAAGCCGATGCCGATTTGGTGTGTGAGTCCTTTAACCGCACTATTGCACGCTGGCTGACCGAGTGGAACTTTCCGGGCGCGGCTTTACCACGGGTGTATCGCAAGGTGGCTCAGGATGAAGATCTCAACCAGCGAGCGGAGCGGGACAACATCGTTAAAAGCATGGGCTTCAAGCCGACGTTGGGGTATATCCAGGACAACTACGGCGAGGGCTGGGTTGAGGACCAACCCGATACCCCACCGGTACCGCCACAGCCAGCCCAACTGCCCGCAAGCTTTGCCGAGGCCGTTGGCCAACCGCCGGCACAGATGATGAGTGCGACGCACAGAGCCATGGCGCCCAGTGTCAGCGCCTGGGTCAATCAGGTCCGTGACTTGGCTGACCAGGTGCAGAGTTTGGAAGAGCTGCGCGATCGTTTGCTGGAGCTGTACCCGGCCATGACGCTGGACCAGTACGCGGCTGCCATGGCACAGGCCGGATCGGCAGCCTTTCTGGCAGGCCGTAACGAAGTGGTTGAGGAGCAAACCTGATGCCCAGCGTGTCCTATGGCTCGGTGCCGTTCCCGCAGCAGATCGACTTCATTCGGCAGAAGCTGAACATCCCGACGCGCCACTGGACCGATATCTACACTCAGGAACATGACTGGGCGTTTATGGTGGCCGGTGCCAACCGCGATGCGATCGTTGGCGACTTCCGCGAGTCTATCGAGCGCATGATCGCAGACGGCGGCACCCTGGAAGACTTCCGCAAGGATTTTGACAACATCGTTGCAAAACACGGTTGGGATTATAACGGCGGTCGCAACTGGCGTAGCCGTGTGATCTACGAGACCAACCTGTTCAGCAGCTACAACGCGGGCCGGTTCGAGCAGTTGTGGAACGACCGCGACACACTACCGTACTGGCAATACCACCATAACGACGCCGTTACCCACCCGCGTGAGCACCACTTGGCCTGGGATAACCTCGTCCTGAGAGCGGATAATCCCTGGTGGAAGGCTCACTTCCCGCCGGGTGGCTGGGGTTGCCAGTGTTATGTCACTGGCCTGTCGGAGTATGACATCCAGCAACAACAGCTAAAGTTGGGCGATGCCCCGGCTGAGAACTGGCAGACGGTCGAGATCGGCCAGCGCAGCCCCAGCGGTCCCCGCACCGTACGTGTGCCCGAGGGGATCGATCCCGGCTTTGAGTACACCCCCGGCCGTGCCCGTTTGCAGAGTGCTATTCCCCCGGAAAGGCCGGAGCCACCTGTCTCAGGCTCAACCGGTGGCCAGGGTTTGCCCAATACCCGCCCCAATGCGCCATTGCCTGAGCCACGTCCGGCCACTCCGGACCAGCTGCTGCCCGAAGGGTTGACGCAGGAAGAGTACGCCCGTGCCTTCCTGCAACCGTTTGGAGCCGACCTGGATAGCCCTGCTGTATTCCGTGACGTGATTGATGAGCGCCTGGTGATGGGTAAGGATCTGTTTACCGATCGCCGCACTGGCGCTTTGAAAGCCGACAAGCGTGGCCGTGGTCGCTACTTGCCGCTGCTGGCTGAAGCCGTGATCGATCCGGATGAGATCTGGGTCCGCCTGGAATGGCACCATGCCCAGAAGAAAGCCATTGTTCGCCGCCGCTATATCGCCCAGTTCAGCCTGCCGAATCAGATCTTGCCGGCGTTGGCCGTGTTCGAGATTGCAGCCGATGGGTGGAGCGGGATCACCGTGTTTCAGCCCGATGCTCATGACATCGACGATATGCGGGTGGGTGTCAGATTGTACAGCAGAGATGAGGAGTGACCGCAGGCCGGCACCTGCGGTCCCGCGATGCTTGGCGGCCCAATTGCCGGGGGCGTATTCATCGCGGTTAACCCGATTATAGGAGAAAACCATGGCCGGTGCGCGTATCGATATTGAGCTGAACAACCAGTCTGCCAGTCGTTCATTAACCACGGCATTGGAGGCGCTGGAGAACCCACGGCCGTTGCTGGCCAACATTCGTGAATACCTGACCCGTACCCATCGAAAGCGTTTCAGTGATCAGCGTGCGCCCGATGGGACGCCTTGGGCACCACTTTCGCCTCGGTACCGAGAGCGCAAGAAGCAGAATTCTGACAAGACTCTGGTGTTGCGCGGCTACCTGATGAATACGTTGCGGGGTGTGATTGATGACGAAGGTCTGGCCTTTGGTACCGATCGCCCTTACGGTGCAGTGCATCAGTTTGGCGCCGAGATCCAACATCAGGCACGGGATACCACCCTGTACTTCAAGCGCAATCGGGACGGGTCTGTTGGCAGCCGGTTCGTTAAACCTGGAAAATCTGACTTCGCCCAAAACGCGAACATCGGTGCGCATAAAACCAAGATCCCGGCACGCCCCTGGTTGGGAACCAGTGATGAGGATAACAACGATCTGCTGGCTATGGCGCGTGATTACCTCGCCAGGGCGGTATCCAGTCGATAATACCACCGACCGCCTGAGCGCCTCTCTAAGCCCCTGACAGGCGCACAGGGCTACAACCACTGCCACCAGCCATCAAAAAGGCCGTCACAAGGCCATTTTCGCTTTTATAAAAAGGATTGCGTGCCAGTCCTGACCTGCATTTGCTGTTCCAGAGCTGAAACACCCCGTCTGCAAGTTTTGCCCCCGTTCAAATTACACGGTCTGCATGCGCTTATAGGCTGAACTCATTGGCAACTGCCACACCGATAAAACGAGTTCAACCAACTAAGCCGGAGTAGCCATGTGAGTGCACTCGAAATCTTTAAGGCTGGCAATCACACCACTGTAAGTGGCCAGAAACTGACATTCAGCGAGGCGGACCTTCAAGCTTCAGTCGAGGCTTATGATCCGGCTTTGTTCGCGGCCCCGTTGGTTGTGGGTCACCCAGATCTGAATGACCCCGCATACGGTTGGGTAAAAGCGGTGTCGTTGAATGGCGAGGTTATGCGGGCCGAACCTGAACAGGTCGAATCCCAGTTTGCTGAAATGGTGAACGATGGCCGCTTTCCCCGCATCAGTGCGTCTTTCTACCACCCCAGCTCACCCCAGAACCCCAAGCCCGGCGTGTGGTACCTGCGCCATGTCGGGTTTCTGGGTGCCCAGGCTCCATCCGTTAAGGGGTTGAAGCCCGCCAGCTTTGCCGCCGGCGACGCTGACCAGATTGTAACGGTGGAGTTTGCAGCCCCCGGAACGACTGCCGGCTCTTGGGCACTGACACGTTTTATGCGTGGTGTGCGGGAGTACCTGCTGGAAAGTCGCGATTCAGAAGTGGCCGACAAGGTCATTCCCGATTGGGTGATTACCTCTTATGAAGAAGCCGCCCGAGAAACCGAGGTCG